TCTATCCATTGTTTTTCAGTAGGTATGTTCATTAAACTAGCCTCAGAAATAATATATTCTGAAAGGCTGGATTTTTCTCTACTATCTATTATTAATTTATTCATGTTATTATTTCTCCTGTTATATGTGCATTACATATTTTACATCGCAATTTTACTTGAGTATATCCTTCATATTTTAATGTGCCTAATACTTCTTCAACTTCCCATTCATGTTTAAAATGTTCACATGTTGGTTGTTCTCTCATTCACAATACCTCCAACATTTTCCAACACAATAACCCTGTGGAATTAATTTATCCTTACAACTAGGAGCATGATAACCACCATTAACAATAAACTCAACATGTTTTTTTGTCACGTTAGCATCCCAATCTAACCAAATTTCTTCATTTGATGAAATGCTTTCAAACTCATCCATTATGATTTGAATTATTTCTTCTTTCTTTTCTTGAGTTAAATGTCTTTCTCGCATAGCCAATATATCTCTATACCATTGAGTTAAATATACTCTAGCATAATGTCCGGGATTCTCAACCATTATTGCATTATACAAACATGGAAGTATAGGTAATTCTCCGGGTGGTTTTGGTGCAGTAATTTCAATATCACTCATTTTCATGGGCTTTACTTCAGGCCACCTTTTTAATTTTCTACCATACCTAACGGATAATTGGTTTCCTTTTTTTGCTTTATTTAATATATAAGGAAGCCCTTTAACTAAATCTATCTTTGTTATAGGAATACAAAAATACGGGCCTTCACTACTGAGATTAACTGTGTTAGGTATTCTACGTAGCCTTTTAATTTGAATTCCACTTCTGTCCAAAGTTCCAGCAAACTGAACAAGCGTGGAGAAATAAGACTGAATGCATCTAATATCATCTGCTATCTCTCCATAAACTATTACATGAAATCCTTTACCGCTAAAATACATATTAAAAAATACTTCTTCTTCAATTAATATATCAACTATATTACATAAGTCTTGATATGCTTTATCTAACGGTTCTCCATGAGCATCAAAATCTAAAAACATTTTATTTAATACAACAGAAGAATCAACGGCTGCGTCAATAGCATACTTTTCAAAATCATATACAGATGTATAGCAATTCATTATACCATTAAAAGAATTTACCCATGTTTTAAATTCTTCTTTATTATTTATTTTTACTCTTTTCATCTGCGGAGCGTTCTTTATGTGACTCCCCGCCCAGACTTCTCTCGGAAACTTCATTTTCATCCACCTTAAATTCTATTGTTGCATCTTCTAATTCTGCTTTTACTATTATTGCTATTTCTGTTTTCAGTGTTTTCTTTACTACCCCTTGAAAGAAACTTCCAAAGGTTAATCCTTCTTCTATTTTAATATCCCATATCAAATCTATCTTTTCTTTTGCACTCAAATCATCATATGCTGAATCACATAACTCTTTTACTACATCACCAATGTTGGTAATTTCAGAAAAAGACCATTTCTTATCTACTAATTTCTCTTTTATTTTATCTTTTAACATTTTATCACCATTCCGCCGCTTGTGCCGCATCACACATAGGCATGAAACTACAATGCTGGCAGGTCTTAAAATAATATTTAGCAGGGAAATCTCCCCCACCATCATGTTTATCTTCATATGCTTTAATCAATTGAGTTATTCCTCTATATACTGCCTTGATACTAGTTTTCTTAACCTCTTCTATTTCTAAATAATTAGATACAGGATAATACCAACCCCAATGAGTAATAGGAATATCTCTATCTATTCCATGTTTCTCAAGCAATTCAGTTGGTGCATTATCAATAAGAAGTTTATAGAAGCCCATCTCTTGTCGCATACTAGTTCTCTTATAATCTTTCCACGGCCCAGTTTTAAATTCAAGTGGAATATAACCACCATCATCAATAAACATTCTATCAACAATGCCTTGAATATGAATAGTATAATCTCGTTGTAAGATACACTTAGGGTTCATATCATAAGGAATAAATAATTCTGCATCTATCATCACTTCATTGATTACAGGCAAATACGAATCAAGTTTATCTTTTTCTTTTGCTTCCATAAATCTATTCGCTTCAAATACAGAAATAATTCTATAAATATCTGTATAATCATCTACAGGATGAAGCCCCATATTATATGTTATTAATTCTTCGTTAGATAAATTTTCTGCTTTTGTTATATCAAAATCAGCAAAGAAATCTTCTCGACTATTATGAACTACTGTTCCTTTAATCATTGCTTCTGTTGTGTCTTGAGGTAATCTATCAATATACGAAAACTCGTATTTCTTTGGACACCACTTAAAAGAACCATATGAAGATTTAGTTATCTTCAATGTTGGGTTCTCATCTTCTACATTCCATTGATAGGTAAAGTTCCTATCAAAACCTTCTGCTTCTTGTATTTTCATTTTACCACCATTCATCTAATGTTTTTTGATTTGAGTCTCTTGTAATTGGGTCAAGACTCCAACCCATTGCTTTGTATATCGGCTCGGCCTTCTTTAATATAGATTGTGCATAGTGCGGCCAATCCGGTATGTGTTTTTTTAAATCCTCTATTCTTGATGCGGATATATAAGAAGGTCTTTTCTTGATTCCTGTTACAGGATTCATGTAAGTTAATCTAACTGGGTCATCTGCTACTTTAATATAAACATATGAATCTTCAATTTCATTATCTTCTATTTGGTTGTTCCACAATATACCCTCAATACCTGAACCTATGCTTGGTTTCTTTCCTTCTAAAGTTACTAAGTCAATATCATTACCACACTTAATACAAAAATTATCATTATGTAATTCACACGCTTTTTTCCAAGTATATGTTTTTTCACATTCCCTACATTTATAGGTCAGTCTTTCTTTTCTATATCGACTTCTATTCATTACATAGTCTATATCAATATCGCCATTCAATACTTGATTATAAGCAGTAGTTAACATTTTAGTTATTTCCTTTTCAGTAAAACCCTTAACCCACATTTTCAATACACTTAGTTGTGTTTCCTTTGCTAGTTTAGTTATTGATAATCTTTTCGCAGTAAAACCAGTTAATACAAATTCGGGTTCATCCAAAAATTTTCCGTCTTTCCATGAGATAAGTCCAGCATTTCTATTCTTAGTTATGCCTACTCCCAACGATTGATAATACTTTTCAAATTCTAATGAAACAGGGTGTTCTTCTAATTTTAATAGATTAGGGAACTTTGCCCTCACATGATTATTCAATAAGTCAAGGGTTGCTTTTGTTTTTTCTATTGGCATTTGCACATAAATAGAATCAGTATGACCGTAAACTACCTTCATTTTAATCCCTTCTTTTTTCTAAATTCTCTTTTCCTTTTCAGATAACATTTACCACAAATAGGAGTAGTATAATTATAAGACTTAGTGTTTCTTTGTGTCATTTCCTTTTCACACACTAAGCATTTATTCATCATCCCACGCCCATTCATATAAACCATAAGCATATCCACATATTAGTTCTATTGCAGTTCCTAAATACCATAAACCATATACTATAGTAAATGATAAAACAAATAATTTTGCCATAGTTATAATATCATCTAATGTTATAATCATTCTTCTTCATCTCCATATTTAATAATTGCTCCAGTTTGCATACATTTGTAAACTAATTTTTTATTCATAATTCCATCACCTTAAACGCTGCTTCTCTAATTGCTTCTCTTGCACTTGCTGTAATTGATGCTGCTAAATCTACATCAGCCCAACCAAACCCTTGATAACCAACCACGCCATAAAATGAAGCCATTAATCTTTTAACAGCCATTTGATTATTATTCCACTTAGCATATTCCATAGGCGTAGTAGCAGAATACATTTTGTTTTTATAATCGTTGCGAAGTTTCTTTAAATTCAATACTGCTTTAGGTAACAAACCTAATTCATCTGTCTTATAGTATTTCCAATCTTCGTTGGCTATTGGGCTAAAGTCTCTTGGTATAAGAATATTAACACCAAACTCAGTAGGTTCTAATGATTTAGTTTCCCATGATATGTTGCGAGCAATCATCATTGATGGATAAAGACCAGCAAAATCAAAGGCAGCCACACCTAGATGTAAACCATGAGTTCCTTCTATTTGTGGGTCATAAATCATAGCACCTTCATAATCAATTCTAGCCGAAGACTTATCTCCAGTTGGTGCTTTCCATGTTGCATTACGCATAAAATATATTCCTCCCATATTACTTGCATAGAAGCAAGCATCAAAGGGGGCGACAATAAGTTTTTGAAGAGAAAGGATTGCTTCAGATGTATAGTTTTCTTCATCTAATCTAACAATTAATTCAACATCTTTCTTAGCATAGTCTAAATAGTTTTGAGTATCTAACAACCACCCTCTTTGAAAGAAATCATTTTTATCTGGAAACCTGTCGCTAACAAGTTTCTTATCACCAAGAATATTTTCAGATACATAATCCAAAGCCAATGAAGGTAGTGTTCCTCTTTGAGCATCATTCCATTGTCTTTCAAATGCTAAATCTAAATTTAGAATTAGTCTTCCTCTAACAGGTTGTTCAATAGGGCTATAATTACTAACTGCCTTTGATAGTTTTATCCCATCAGAAAAATATACACCTTTAACATCAGCATGAGGAGATAATATTCTAGGGTCTAGCGAATTAATCTGCATTCTTTGAATTAATTTCGGTAAATCGAACTTAGAACCAAACCATGCGATTAACATATCAGGGTCAGATTTAATTATATCTTCTACAAAAACATCAAGCATTTCTTTTTCAGTAGCATAAGGTTTAGAATGACCTTCCACTTCTATAACTCCAATAGGACTCCACCACAATACCTTATATTCGTTTGTGTAATTATCATAATAAGATACACAAGTAATAGCACCATCGTATTCGCCGCCTTGTTGCCACTCTAAATCCCAATAAAATTTCCTTAATTTATATTCAGGTAATGAAGTCATTTCATCAATAGCATATCTATAATGAAATGGAACATCTGCTTCAAATGTTTTATCCCAGAATTGTCTAATTTCTCTAGTATATCCGGGCTTAGGTGGATTCCAAGTTACCTTCTTTAAAGGCCTACCTTCAAGAGATACAGAACCATCCACTTCATATGAAATATCAATACTAAATCTATCTTTTCTACCATTCCTAAACTCTGTTATTGTTACGCTTGTTCTTTCTATTTCTTTTTCTAAGATATAGAAATATGGTTGAAACTCAGAATAGGCAACAGTCTTTTCTTCTCTATTACCATTAACATCTCTCCATCTAAGAGAGAACATATTATCTTTATCTATTGCACTAATTATCATTATATCATCCTCTAATATATGGGGCAACCAATAATCTTCTATCAGTTCCACATAATAAAATTGGGCAATTATCCTTTAAGTAAAGGAACATTGCACCTGAACAAAACTTATCTAAAGGAGCAGAAAACTCAAGCGTTGATGCTTCTCCTTCCCCACTTATGATAGGGATTCTTACCATGTAATCTTCGGTCTGATGAAAGTTCACAGAACTTAAGTTTAATTGACCCATACTATAATCTAAACTATATGTTGCATTACCAACAATAGAACAGTTTTTAACTGCCTTAGATAACTCATCTCCATCTAATACAATCTTAGTTTCAAAGGTAGTATTACCAAACATAGGAAACTCATCAGAACCATGTGATACTTTCATGGCGATTAGTTTAGTTATTGCAGTAATGCCGGAATGCTCAACTAACAAAGGTATTTGTGCCCTTTGTCTTGTGGATTTAATTATTACATTAGACTGGGTTATTATCATAATTATTTCTTCTTGTTTGAATGTTCTTAAATACTTTTGTATCTTCTCTACTTCAAAGAAGAACATGGATAAATTGAACCCGTCACCTATTTTTACATTTGTAACATTAACATAAACAGTTGCTGCCAGTGTGTCGCTAGCATTAGCAAGCGTTAATCTTCTATTAACTGTATCTAACATAACAGCAACATCATTACTAATGTTAGTAATTTTAGATTTATTAGCATTCCTATATTTGCCTTTTAATGTTACAGCACTTAACGCCTCAACAAACTCTTTTCTATTTACTGTTAAATTTACATTCATACTTTACCCTCGCGTAGTTCAGTTATTCCATGCCAAACTACATTAGGTGGTTTTCCATCTCTTGTTGTCCAAATTGTTCCAACTAGATTACCATTGGTTCTACTACCAACGAGTTTAGCCATGTATTTGATTTGACCTTTATCTTCCCTAGAATAACATCTAATCTCTTGTTCTAATTTACCGCCCCAATCTTGCCACGCAGGAATAAAACCAACAACAGTGTTATCAATATATTGTTCCTTTTCATGTGTAATATAAATTACATCGCAATCTAAAGAATAAACAGATTCCATCATGAATTGAAATGTTTTGTTCCTTTCACCGTATTGCCAGGGCATTACTTTAGTAACCTTTGTTGGGTCATTGTTTACCTTAAGAAGACAGGAGTTGAAATAAGTATCTACTCCATCAAATACAAAGATAGGGTTTTCACCCTCTTGTATTTGTTGCCTTACCATGTTAATAAACATTAATGAATCCTTCTCAGACTTGTTAATGTCTATAACATTTCTTTTATCTCTAGTAATAGGACAATATATTTTAATTCTATCAGTAGCACCATGATGTTCTTTCCAAGTGGATTCAACACCTCTATCCCAATCAAGAACATAAATAGGTCTATCAGGAAAATCAAGAGAAAGTCCAGTTTTTCCCGTCTTAGGTTTACCCCATATACCTAATACTAACCTTGACCTTTTATCTTTTCTCTTTAGGAATTTTCTAGCATATTGTTTATTCCATTCCTCTTGTTCCTTACCAAAGTCTATTTCTTCTGCTTTGGCTATTAAATCCCCACTTACGGCGTTTCCTTTTGTTTCAGTAGTCCAACTCATCCTTAGCACCTAATTTTAAATCTAAATTTATTTCAGCCCAATCTTCTACTATATCTCGTAGGCCGTCTTCATCAACTTTTATTCTTATTTCTTTACCGGAGGGCAAATGGAATTTCATCCAATACTCTCCTGTCTCTTCATTTAACCGCCAAGTCATAAACTCAACAGTTCTCAAGGTAGTAGCAAAACTACTCCCATGAATTATTCCATTTTCTATCTTATACATTTTAATCACTTTTAATTGTGGGCCTTGCACCCACTCGTCAGTCTCTTTACTACTGATAAGTAATTTACTTTATCCTCACTATTTCTAGAATCAGAACCAATCAAGGTCTTCTTCAACTGCTTCATAGGGTTCTGCAACAACGCCACGATTCTCTATACATAGAACACCGCTAACATTCAATGTTACATCACCTACGCCGCCATCCTGAGATTTACCTTGCGAGGTTCGACCAACAAGGATAACAGTAGAACCAATACCATAATCAATATCAATATGGCTTGGAATCCAACAGGTTGTTCCTGCCCAACTTCCACCTTCATAATCGAAGTCAGAATTAAGGTCTGTTACAGTCACTCGCCTAGTTCCATAAGAATTAGGGGTCATATTAACGCTAGATACAGAACCGTCTGTAATAACAAACCGTTGTGCATATGGCTTCCCTGCTGATTCAGCATGATGCCTAGCCAAATCTACTAAGGGTGTATAATGCGCCATAGCATGTTCCATTACATGAGTTTGTAATGATTCTACAGTAGGTTGTGGTTGCTTCTCAGCATCACCTTCTACTAAATCAGCATTATATACTAAACTCTCCATTGTTCCAGACTTAAACCCATAAATCCTATCAGTGTTATTACTATCAGGAATACAGAGAAAATGCACCGGTTGGAAAGTTTGAGGATTGAAGGTCTTACTGTGCTTTCCCTTATAAGAGAAATAATACACTCCTTCTGTTCCATCAACTTCACCAATAAAAACACCGGACATTCTAAATTGTTCAGCCGGTAAAGGCTTTCCAAATCTAGGATTTGGGCCTGACGAATATTGCGCCATACTATCTAAAGGAACAATCCATTTTCCTACTTCAACCTCATGGTTGTTAGTGGGTAGTTCTGTTACTGTCTTAACCTGTTCTTCTCCTTTGTGCATTCTTCGTATTTCATAGCCACCTTCGCCGGATTCTTCAGCGATAGCAACCTTTCCAAGAGAATAAGAAGTCACCGAATCTCTAAGGTATTCATTCTTAATTCTTTCATTTTGCATAGAGGCCATATCCCTAGCAGCATCAACAGATATAAAATATCCAAATGCTTTCTTTACTAGTGAATTACCACTAGACCGTTCTTCCTGTGGGGTTTCTTTGTAGGCGTAAGCCCCACTAAACCATTGTCTAAATAGAGACAATGCTAACTTCCAATCCTCAACTGGGTTAAGGCTGTTTTGTTCACATATCTCTATATACTTTGTCTCAACTTCTGAGACTTCCATTTCCAAAACCTGTGCGGCTTTGGCTACTTCTATATTTACTTTTTCTTCATTACTCATTTTTTCACTTCCATTTTTTGTTTACTGTTTTCATTCTCTTTCTAAATTCTTATCAAATTCTTCTAGAGTTGTTTGTCTGCTATTTTCCATAGTCATTGTTTCATTCATCTTTCATCACCATTTCCTTTTAATTTATTTCTTTCTGCTCTATCTTTTAATTTATTGATATTGCCTTCTGCTATATCAGCCAATGATAAGTTTAAGTCAGATGCTAAAGCGGCTAAATACCACAATACATCTCCTAATTCTTTTGCAATTGCTTCAGGGTATTTCACCACATTAAATATAGCGAAGTCATCTCTAATTGTCTTCTTTACCTTTTCACATACTTCTCCCGCTTCACCGGCTAAACCTAGCGCGGGATAAACTACCCTATGT